GATAGATGTTAGAGGAGAAGTTGCTGCACTTTCATCAGGTAATACAATAACTATTATATCAGTAAATTATACATTAGAAACTCAAGCAGGAGCGGTAGTTAGTTGTCCTCAGTTTTGTGTTGAATGTTCAGATCCTTTCGCAATGTATGGATGTGCTAATGTTATTGAATGCATTGATGATAATTTATTTAAGCCATACGATTTAAATAAATCAACAAACTTATATAAACAACTTGTCAGTATGACTAATAATATATTTGGACATGAAGTTCAATATTTTAGAACTGAGCCTGATGCAAGAACTGAAGATGTTCATTTAATGGAATATTCTTTACATAATGTTGTAGATAAAAAAGCAATAAAGATATTAGTACCAGATAATGAATTCCCAGATGAAGCGATGACTTTCGATATATTCGGAATGGAATTTGCAGAATTTGAAATTCATATAGTAGGAGGAGAGTTTGAGTCAGTATTTGGTCAAGGTAAGTCTCCAAGAAGTAAGGATTACATGTTTATTCCACTAATTAATAGAATGTATGAAATTAATTCACTATCAATTGCAGATGAATTTAATCAAACATCGTCATATTGGAGATGTAAACTAGTTAAATACCAAGACAGATCATCAGTTATTAAAAATGAATTCGAAGTAGACACTGATACTTTAATAACAGGAGTAGAAGAAGTATTTGGAGAAAGACAAAAAGAAGAACAAGAAAAAGTAACAAACCCAAAACAATTCAAAACAGTTACAACAACATATAGAGATGGTATTAGAGGTTTTGTAGATAAAGGGTTAAGTATAAAAGAGTATGACTTAAAAAACAGATGGACTGTTGTTAGTAAAAACTACTATGATTTATCTAAAATAAAAAAAGACAGAACTGGAGTTGAATACTCTGTAAAATCTGAATTATCAACAACAGATAACTTAGCAACAACAATGTGGTTTTCTCCACAGTTCGGCGCTTCGGATTCAAATGAATATGTATTATTTGGAGATCTAGCGGCAATTGGAGGATTTAAACTATTTGTAAGCAACAATAAGTTTAGAGTAAATGCAAATGGTGTTAATTATGAATTCCTTCACGGAATAAATCTACAAAAAGGAGAATGGTATGGTTTAGTATTAAACATAAACAATAAATTCTTTCAAACATCGCTTTCATTATATAGATTAGACTCTAATATAAATACAGGAACAACGGTAGGATCACGTCCTCAGGATTCAAGTAACGATTTAATAGAAGAATACACAGGAACATTGGAACTAGGTCAACCTATGCAATGGAATGTAGATTCTAATTACCACATAAGAGGTAACAATACATATATGACAAACATTAGAGTATTCACAAGTGTTATAGAATACGAACAACATCATAATATATTAAACCAATATGTAGTAAGAGACAATCAATTATCAATTCTTATAGATAATGCAATTCCAAGTTTAGGGTATCAGAGATTCAAGAGTGTCAGATAAAATTTGAATAAATAATCTATAACAAAATATTGAAATATGCCAGAAGAAAATAAAAGTATTAAGTCACAAGCAGAAGATATTAGAAAAGAGCTAGATGACTTAATAGGAAATAATGACCCAATAGAATCTGTAATAGAAACAGATCCTGAATTACCTGCGAAGAGAGATCTTCCAGTTAAAATGTCTTATTCTCAACTTAAAGCAAGCGCTAGTAAAAAAGCTTCTAAAACTATTACAAGTTTAATGAAATTTTATCTAGATGAGGATATTATAGAGAAGGATGAATATATTGTAGCAAAGAAAAAGATAGATGAGATGACAATGTCTTCTTTAATCTATCAACTACAAGCAGGTGAAAGAGCTCTTACAACTCTTTTAGAAACAATAGAAGACGGTGAAATCGCTCCAAGAATGTTTGAAGTTCTAGCAACTTTACAAAAGTCAATGTTAGATATTATCAAATCCCAAACGATGTATTTAATGGCAGCTGAAGAAGGTGCTAAGAGAATGGCAAGAGATATCGAATTATACAAGAAAAGAGACGATACTCGTGAAATTAGCGAAGCATCCGGAAATAAAGGAGGACATCAATCAAGCGAAACAGTACAGAGAGGTACTAAAGATCTAATGAGAATGATTCAAGACGGAATACAGGATGATCAGATTGAAGACGCTGATGAAATAACAGAAGAATAAATATGGCAAATGACTCATACGTAGGCGATAATCGCTGGATCCCTCAGGGACAGTCAGCTGATGAAGCTGGTAAACTAATCTGGTCAACTAAAAGTATCAACGAGTTGATGCTAGCACTTGATCAAGGATATCGACCTTCGGTATCTATGCCTTTTTATGAAGGTAAGCAGTTTTTACGTAGAGGTAATATTGTATTTGAATGGACAGACTCTGAGATTACAGAAATGGCGAAATGTGCTCATGACATTGTTTACTTTGCAGAAAAGTATGCTGTTGTTATGACAGATAACGGAGTTCAGCAGGTTAAGTTAAGAGATTATCAAAAGCAAATGCTAAGAGATTTTCAACATAATAGATTTAATATTGTGTTAGCATCTAGACAGATGGGTAAAACTGTAACAGCATCTATATTTAATGCATGGTACCTTACCTTTAATTTTGATAAAACAACTTTATTGCTTGCAAACAAATCGGAATCAACCAAAGAAATTATAGATAAAGCGAAGATAGTTTTAGAAAACTTACCTTTCTTTATGAAGCCTGGAATTATCAAGTATGATGTAATGAATGTTCGTGCAGATAACGGATGTCGTTTAGTTGGACAATCAACAACGGCAAAGTCTGGTATTGGTTTTACTATTCATAATTTATACCTTGATGAATTTGCACACATACACCCTACTATCGTAGATTCATTCTATGAAAATGTATATCCAACACTATCAGCATCTAAGATATCGAGAATCAATATAACTTCAACTCCAAATGGATTTAATAAGTTTTATGAAATTTACGCGGATGCAGAGAAAGGAAACAATGAATATAAGGCAACAAGAATTGATTGGTGGCAGCACCCTGATAGAGATGATGCATGGTATAAAAGAGAATTAGGAAATTTAGGATCTGAAGATTCTTTTAATAGACAGTATGGAAATGAATTTACAAGTTCATCTAGTTTATTATTAAGTCCAGGTACTATGAAAAATATCAGATCAAACGCACAGATATTTAAATGGTATGATTTCGAAGAATTCGACAATATACACATAGACACTAAAGGATATTTAGGATTTAGTCCAGACTTCGATCCAGAAGATGCAGGAAATTCACAGAAATATTTTATGTTTTCTGTAGATATCGCTGAAGGAAACGGAGGAGACCATTCTGTAATTAATATGTTTGAGGTAGAACCTATGGAAGATATTGATATAGAAAACTTTATAAGTCCTGGTGCAATGTATGACTTTTTTAAATTAAATCAAGTTGGAGTGTTTAGAAGTAATGAACATCCTATTGAGGACTTTGCAAAGATACTATATACACTAGCACTTGATATATTCAACTCAGAGAACACCAAGTTGATTATAGAGTACAATACTTATGGAAGTATATTATTACAGTATTTAAGTACAGTGTTTCCTGGACGTAACGATTTTGAAGACGAGATGGTATTGAGATTTAAACACAGGCATGATTCAAAGGTTTTAAAACCAGGTATTAGATTAAAGAGTGATAACAAATCAGTATTCTGTCAAAACTTTAAAAAGCAAATAGAATTAAACAAAATCAAAATTAATGATATAGTAACTGTACAAGAAGCAAGTTTATTTGGAGTACTTAGAAATAATAGTTACGGAGCACAAATGGGGCACGATGATATTATCATGACCGCCGTTACTGCTACTGAATTCTTTGGCACAACAGATTACGCAGACTACGTGGAAGAGCTATTAGATATTATAGACCATGATAAAGTTAAACTAATGGAAAAGATACTATATAAGGATAACACAGAACAAGGAGATTTACAGTTCGATATTTATGATTTACTGTAATACTCACAGAATAACAATGATATATAATAAAAGAAAAAAAAATAAAAATATAATATTATGGCATTAAGTCCAAATTTATTACAATTTAAATCGAGTGGAGTATATCGTTTAGAATTTGACAAGTCACAGACTGCAAATATAAACGTTGAAACATTAAGATTAATTACAGGTCACTCAAGAAAAGGACCTTACAATTCACCAGTTTTAATTTCAAGTGTTGAAGATTTTACTAACGTATTCGGAACAATTGATAAGAAACTAGAAAAGAAAGGAATGTTTTTCCACAGATCTGCATTAGAAGCTCTTTCAAGAGGACCTATATTAGCGTTAAACCTTTATAAGTTTACATCAGCATCTAAATCAGCTTACGCAAAACCAGTTTCTAACGGAAACCAAGTAGGAACAGAATCAGCACCGTTAAATCCTTTATCAAATTCAGGAGTTTCAGAATATACAAACTTTTTTGATAATGATAAGTTTATGGTACCTTCTGATTCAAAAGTACTTGCTGACTTAGCAAACGAAGGAGTAGCTAAATCAAACGCAATTAACTTTGTAAATATCAAGCAACAAGCTGTAACAGTTTTTATTAGAAAAGCAGCAGATGTAAAAGCTTTTGATATTAATGCAAGAGATTGGTATGGTGAAGGTAATGTACCTGAATTCATGAATGATTTCGATTACATATCAGATTTCATGGTAGATGTTTTCGTATTTAAAGGAAACTTCTCTGATGTATCAGCTGATCCAGTATATGGAGCTTACTTTAACGCAGACGGATTAGACAAATCTAAATTAGCAGAATTTGCTAACTTAAGACAAGTTACTTTAGAAGCACAATACACAGGATCTTTAATCCCAGGATTTAAAGATTTAGAAGGAAGAAACCTATATGTTGAAACAATGGTAAACTCTGAAGCAAGAAAGACAGGTTTATTCTGTGCAATTGATGAAGACGCAGTAATCAACGAAAATGGAACTGAAATAGATTTAGTAGGACATAAAGCTTCTACACCAAACACTCAGTTACTATCTTATAAAATAAATGCAGGTGATAGAGAAGTTGCAGAAACTTTAGAAGGAGTATCTCACCAAGTACCAACAGTAGATGGTAACGGAGATCCAGTATTAGACGGTAACGGAGATGCAGTAACTGAAGAAGGTAAAACAACAGGAGTATACACAAGTAATGGTTCTCAATTTTCAGTTGATTTCGTAACAGCTGCAAATACACCAGCAACTTTCGCTATATCAGCAGGAGACTATGTTAAATCAGCAGTTACTGATAGATTAGCAAAAGTAAAGAGAGTATCTAAAGCAGGATCAGTATACAACGTATATTGTGATGTTGCAGTAGAATTAACATTCTCAGATAAATTCTTTAAATCATGGGAAGAAGCTACATCACACTATGCACCATTTGCATTACCAGGAGCTACTTTAGAAGATCAGACAATAAGTTCTGCCCTAGACGCATTAAAAGGAGGAACAGGATTATACGCTGGATTAATTGATAAAGACTTAATTGACTTTAGATATGTTGTAGATACATTTACATCAAACGATGGAGAGCTACAAAATAAGCACCAGTTATCAGATTTAGCGCAAGCAAGACAAAACGCTTCTGCTATCTTAAATGCACCAACTGTTGCAGATTTTAAAAAATCAACAAACCCTTCATTTACAAACGCAAACGGAGAGTTTAAAGTAGAGTATATCGCACAAGGAGGAAATTTAGATAAAAATCCAACTAAGACATATTCTTTACCAAGTATTTTAGAAGGAGCAAATTATGCATTCTACTACGGACCTGGTTTATTAGTATCAGACGGAGGTAAAGACTTAATAGTTCCACCAGCAGCTAATGTATCAAATAACTTTTTAGATAAATATACAAGCGCTCAACCATGGTCGATCGTTGCAGGTCCAAGAAGAGGAGTTGTAGGAGGATCAGGATTAAAAGGAGTAGAATATGCTTTTGATAAAAATGATAGAGATGTATTAGAGCCTTTCGGAATCAATCCAATTGTATTTCAAAGAGGAGTAGGTCTTACTATTTTAGGAAACAAAACGGCACAACAATCTGTTAAATCATCGCTTTCTTCAGCACATGTTAGAGAAGCTTTAATTTTCATACAAGAAGGTATTGCTAATATTCTTAAAGGATATGTATTTGAATTCAACAATGTTCAGACTAGATTAGAAATCAAAACTTTAGCAGATTCGTTTATGGAATCAGTAAAAGCAGACGGTGGAGTTTTCGAATTCAAAAACATCATGGATCAAACAAACAACACTGATGACGTAATTGATAATAACTTTGGTATTATAGATACTTATGTTGAACCTGTTAAAGGATTAGAAATAGTCGTACACAGAACTACAGTTTTAAATACTGGTGAAATTTCAACAGGGAACTTTAGTTAATCAGATATATAAAAAAACAAAAACAATATAAAAAATGGCTTTACCACACTATTCACAAGATCAAACAAGCAGAAGCGGTAGACAATTCGAACCAGTTCAAGCGAACTTATTTGAAGTAACAGTTTTACCTCCAGCTGGCGTAGCAGATGCTCCACTGATGATTCAACATGTTACCTCAATAACAGGTTTAGAATTATACAAAGAAGTTGCAGCTGTTGAGCAAAAATATAAATTCTCAACACGTTCGTTCGCAGGAATGCCTGATCAAACAACCGTAGACGTTGGAATAAACTTTACATTAAACTTAAACGATGCTAATCAAGCATATCTTTATAAGTCAATGAGACAATGGTATAATAACCAATACGATCCTCAGACTGGCCAAATGGGTCTTAAAAAAGATTATGTAGGTACTATCGTTGTAGTTCAATTCAATAGAGCTGGAGACATATATAGAACAGTAACTTTAGAAGACTGTTTCATTACTTCAGGATTACCTTTCACTACTGAATTAAATTACGAAACTACAGAAGCACAAGCACTTGAAGTAACATGGAGATGTGATACTTTTAAAGAGGTTCTAGCTTAATCTTATTTTTACATAGGGGATCCATCAACGTTTCCCCTATTTTTATGAAACAAAAACATAATATGTTGATATAATAATAACATGGATAAACTGACTAAGAAATTACAAGTTCTTCTGTCTGAAACAGAAGTGACATCAATAAACAGGATTATCTTAAATGAAGCAATTGAAGGAGGAGAAAGACCAGTATCCATCTCAGCGTTCATACGAGATATAATCCGCAAGGAAATTGAATTAAAGGCCGATTCAATATTAGAATGGAATAAAGATAATATTAAGAAACTTAAAAAGAAGTAACAAATGAGCACCAACAAAAAAGACGATGCAAATTTAGACGATGCTTACAAAAACATCGTTGAGAACCAGGAAAACCCGAAGCCTGCTGATTTAGGGTCCGTTAACATGGAAAAGTACGGAACACAAAAAGCACAGGATGCTGATACATTATTAGGATATCATTCTCTTGCTGTAAACGCTTTACCATCTGCGGGTATGTTTTACCCCAAAGGAACACAAGTACATATTAGATCAGCAAAAGTAGCTGAGATTAGACATTTTTCAACAATAGATGAACAGAATATTTTAGATGTTGATGAGAAGTTAAATAATATAGTAGAAGCATGTACACGAGTTACTAGTGATAAAACAAGAATGTCTTATAAAGATCTATTAGAAGAAGATAGATTCTTTTTAATTCTTTCTATTAGAGACTTAACGTTCCCAGAACCTGAGTCAAACTTAAGTGTAGACCATACAGATAAAAACGGAGAAAAACAAACTGTTGAAATTAAAAAAGAAACTTTCAAGTATTTTGCAATACCTGAAACTCTAGATAAATATTATGATGATACTGCTAGAACTTTCTTAATAGAAACAAAATCTTTTGGAATATTAAAAGTGGCACCTCCTACTATTGGTGTTATGCAAAAAATGACAGCTTACATTAAAGATCGTCAAGAAAAAGGTTTAAAAATAGATCAGTCAGTTCTTCAAGTAATGCCATACATGGTATCTGAATGGAGAGGATTTACTGATAAAGATATTTTTAAGTTTGAAATGGAAATGAATAGCTGGTCTAATAAGAAATACAGTTTAATTTATAAATTATCAGAACAAATGAAAGTTGGTATTAAACCAGAAATGAGTGTTCAGATTGGGGATGACTGGGAGGACGTCCCAATTGGGTTTCGCGACGGCATCAAATCTCTTTTTATTGTTCAAGATATCTCTGGAGAACTTCTTTAAAACAAAGTTTTATATTTATAAACATCTACATATCCAACCTAGCGAATTGGAAGCATTAGAATATTATGAATTTCATTACTTAGTTAAAGATTTACTAGAATTTATGAAAAAAGAAAACGAAGCAAATCAAGGAGGGCAAGATCAGCAATCGGCAAATCCATCTGGTATGAAAATCCCAGACATGAAAATGCCAAACATGAAAATGCCAAAACTTTAATTTAAACAAATAGAAATAGCGGGAATTGTTCCCGTTATTTTTGTAATATATAGTAGGTAAGACACAAGATAAAACATCACTACTGATTCATGAAAATACTATTAGCACCATTACAACGGTTAGCCAATTTAATAGAAGAACAAAATAAACAAATTAGCGAAATTAACTCAGTACTTACTGTTGATTTAGTTAAGGTGTCTACTGCAACTTCTAAGGAACTTAAAATACATACAGGATTACTTACAGATATTAAAGGTTTATTAAAAAAGCAGATCAAGGAGACTTCTAATACCAATTCAAACGAAGGAAGCACTAAGTTAAAAATGCCAAGTATGTTTGCAACTGCCTCAGGTGCTTTCGCAGTTGTTGCGATGGCGGGAGCTATAGTTGCAGCTTCTGGTTTATTACAGCTTGTTAGGCCTATTAGTGCTGAGCAGCTTATTACATCATTAGCAGTTGGTGGATTATTTGTAGTTATAGCACCTATATTTAGTGACATAGCAGCATCATTAAATGGTGGAGGACTTTTAGCAAGATTTTCCGGAAAATCACAAGGATTAACAATGAAAAATCCTATGAAAATGGCCGGGAATGTTTCATTAGCACTGGTTGCAATGGCAGTTGGTATTATGGCATCTTCTTTTATAATAAGTTTAGTGAAACCAATATCAATGGCTCAAGCTGGTAGCGCTATTCTAATAGGAATCATGTTTGTCCCATTAGGGTTTGCATTCGGTGCTATTATTAGAGGATTAGCGAAGGCTAATATAGCAATGAATGCTAAAGGCTTACTAAAGCTAGCAGCAGGAACCGCAGCTATGGTTGCTATCGCAGCAGGAATTGCATTAGTAGCTACTGTATTTAATAAATTAATGCCTGATACGTTTTCAGCGTTACCACCATTAAAGTGGATCCTAAAGGCAGGTATTCTATTATTCATATTTTCATTCTCATTTAAAAAGATAACAAGAGCAGTCAAAGGACTATCTTTAAAAGAAATGATATTTGCATCTATCGCAATGCCAATAATGGCTGCAGGTGTTGCAGGTATCGCATTCGCATTTCAATTGTTAGAAAAAGTTAAATCTTTCAGAGCACCTGATTTAGATTGGGCTCTTAATGCAGGATTATCAATATTGATTTTCGCAGTACCTTTTTCTATATTAGCATTAGTTACTAAAAGAGTAGGAGTTAAGGGAATTGGAATGGCAGCACTAGGAATAGTCGCTATAGCGGGAGCAATACTCGCAGTGTCATGGATATTTAGTTATCTAGAAGGAGTTAATTTTGTAGCACCTCCAATGGCATGGGCGATAGCATCCGCATTAGCAATTACAGCATTCTCAGTACCGTTGGCAGTTATAGGAATATTGTCAACAGCACTTACACCAGCAGGTTTATTATTAGGAGCAGCTGGTATTATATTAATAGCAGGAACAATGTGGGTAGTAGCATGGATATTTTCTAAGCTACCAGACTTAAGTGCTATTTCTAAGAATTTCACAGACGCGGTCATGTACCCGATTGACGCAATGATTACTGCATTAGGTAGATTTAAAAATGAAATAGGAATTGGTAACATGATACCGATGGCGACTGGATTACTTGCGATTGCAGGAGGTTGGTTAGCATTAACAGGAGCACTTGCTGGAACAGCAGTCGGTGGATTAATAAGTGGAATAGCAAACATAGGTACCGCAATATTTGATGGTATTTCAAGTTTGTTTGGAGGTAAAAAAACTAAATCACCAATAGAACTATTAGATATACTAGTTTCTAAAGCACCTGCGATAGTTAAGTTAGCAAATCCTATAGCAAAATTAGGAAAAGGTTTCGCAACAGTTTCTAAATATACTGAAACAGTAGTAACAGGATTAGCAGCTTTTGTTCCATTCATAGAACATACTGACGACTTAGAATCTTCTGCAAAATCTGTAGAGAAAATAGCAAAAGGATATAAAACAATAGCAACATCATCAAATATAATGAATGTTGATGCAATAAAAGCATCCGCTAGGATGTTTGAAGCTATTGCGGATATAGCAAAAAACAAAGGTAAAGACCCGATAACTCAAAAAATTCAACAAGTGTTGTTGATGGAATAACAGGAGCTCTTTCTGGACTATTAGATAAAATAAAAGGAACAGGAAAAGAAGAAGGAGAAACCGGTTTAGTAGATGTTCAATCTATTGTTGACGCTATTAAAGAACTTGAAGATAGATTTGATTCTCCGATTAGAACTAAGACTGCATAAATTGAAACTTTTTAATAATATTGTGTATAATTTTAAATAATTAACAACAATGGATAGAAATTCAATAGTAGAAAGGTTATTAAACCAAGGTCATATTACAATGAAGTGGGCAGATATTATTCTTAATAATAAAGAAAGAATAGTAGAGGTAATCTCAGACTTACACACTGACGGTAATATAAACACGAAAGAGGCAATATCATTACTTAAAGAAAATGATTTAGTAATTCCAGCGCCATCGATCACTTATCCTACGTTTCCTTATAACCCTGCTCCTGGAATTCAATACCCACAATGGCAGGAACATCATACAAATCCTCCTAATACCTGGTGTTCAATAACATCAACAACAGGTGAGGCAGATCTTAACAAAAACTACACCGAAAAATAGATATGGGAAGTTTACTAGGAAAGATTAGAGACATGATCGAAGACGGAACACTTCCAAAATTCGATCCAGAAAATTACATGGATGTACTTGCACTTGCGAGAACAACAGGATTCAGACAGCAGGTAATGTACACAGCAATGGATATTGTTAGAGAAGACCCTAGTTTATCAAACGAACAGGCTATCTTGAAATCAGCAAAACAATGGAAAATTATATAATATGTATACTTATAAAGCAGAAGTAGTTAGAGTTATAGACGGAGACAGTGTTGTCTTAAATATAGATCTAGGATTTGGCACTTGGTTAAATAAACAATCAGTTAGATTAGCAGGTGTAGACGCTCCTGAATCCAGAACAAAGGATCTTGTAGAAAAACAATTTGGTAATTTATCAAAACAAAGAGTTATATCTTTGTTACCAGTAGGATCTTCTGTTTTAATAAGAACCTATAGAAATAAAGGTGGAAAGTATGGAAGAATGCTTGCTGAAATAATTACTGAAGAAGAATTAAGTATTAATGATATTCTTATAGAAGAAAGATTAGCAGTGTATTATGCTGGACAGAATAAAGATACAGTAACTCAATTACATTTAGCTAATAGAAAATATTTAATAAAGGCAGGTAAAATAGTATTAGATGAAAATTAACAATAAATTTAAGATAGAAGGTCTTTTAGAATTCCAACCAAACGTATTTACAGATGATAGGGGACAATTCATCGAAACATTTAACGAGGATGTACTCAGATCACTCGGGTTTAACGAACACTTCAAACAGGATAATCAAAGTATCTCTCAGATCGGGGTCTTTAGAGGGATCCATTTACAATCAGAACCACATGGTCAAGGAAAGCTAGTTCGTGTCGCTAAAGGATCAGCTATTGATTATGCGATAGATTTAAGAGTAGGTTCTCCAACGTATGGCCAATGGGATTCTGTATTATTAACAGCAGAAAAGGGAAATCAATTCTGGATTCCAAATGGATTTGGACACGCATTCCTATCGCTAGAAGATGATACTATCTTTTGTTATAAATGTACTGAAGTTTATGCTCCTAATAATCAAGTTACTATAGTATGGAATGACAATGATATTAAATTAGATGTAAGTGACCACATAGACACTCCTCTAATATCAGATAAAGACCATCTCGGTTTATATTTACCAGAATATACTAAACTAGTTACTAAACAAATATTATGATAAAGGCAATTTCAATAATAATAGTAGTTGCATTCTATTCTTTATTATTAGCAACACCAACTCAATTTTTATGGAACTTATGTTTAAGGCCAGCCGTTGATGGAATTCACAATATTGGCTTTTTTCAAGCTATTGGTATAAATATATTATTTATGATACTATTTAAAAACCCAAATGAACAGATGGTACCAGAAAAAGAAGACAACACAACTTTATAAAAAATATACAATGAGTTTTTTAGCAGGATTTCTATTTATAATCGCATTATTAATGACAACTATAGTTGTTTTATTTTTAGCAAACTTTTTACCAAAGGAAATGGTTTTTGTTCCAGTAATTTTTATGATAGGATTAGATGCTATATTAGTAGGATCTTATTTCTATATAATGATAGATGGATTTATCGAAGACGAGACGAAATTCAGATATGGATTAGCGGCTGCATTTGCTCTTTCTGCATTTGGTAGAGCATTTTATTTAATGGTTAAGACATTAAAAGAAGAAAAAGTGAAAATAAGTTTATAAAAGTTTTTTTATATCAATTAAAAGTGTTATATTTACCTATAACTAATAACAAACAGATATGAAAGCACCGAAAATATATAAATACCAAATAGAGATTACAAAACCATGGTCTCAAGAAATGTATGGTATAAATGAATCTTTAGTAGAAGAGTATTCAAATAAGATCTTTAAAGCTATAGTAGATTTAAAAGATTTTGATTCTTTAAATACTTTATCAAAAATCATAAGTCCTTATACTTACGGCGAGGGTTACACGTTTGAGTCAGCAAAGACTAATATGTTAAACAATTTTGTTAACATTGAAAACCATTGGATGCATCAGATAGTCCCTCAGCTAGTAAAGAATAACTGGATTACACCAATAGTCTACGTTAATGAAGAATATCCTAACTTACCAGAAGACGGTAAATTAATGAACTTAATAGGATATGAAAAAAGAGAAGAAATCTTAGAACTTAGAAACCATTACTTAAACAACAAATAATGAAACAGAAAGTAGTAATATTTGATTTAGACGGAACGTTAGCATTGATAGATGAACGTAGAGCGTTAGCTGCAAAACCAGGAGGTAAACTTAATTGGAAAGTATTCTTTGATCCTAAAAATATCAAATTAGATAAACCAAATGTACCAGTAATTGAGTCATTTAAAGCAATGCAAGCAGCAGGATTTATTGTTGGATGTTTTAGTGGAAGAGATGATATCAGTAGAGAAGAAACTAAAGAATGGTTAACAGAAAATGGAATAGAGCCTGCTTTTTTAAAAATGAGAAAGAGCGGTTCATTTACACCAGATGATACCCTTAAAAAACTTTGGTTAGGAGACGTCTTAAAGTCAGGTTACGAAGTTCTTTGTGTATTTGATGATAGAGATAAAGTAGTTAAAATGTGGAGAGAAGAAGGAATCGCATGTTTCCAAGTAGCAGAAGGTAAATTTTAAAACAACAAGATGAAACATCCAAATATTACAACCAAAGTAAGTCATAGTGAAAGTAAAGATGCATGGAATGTTATAGGAACTTCGTTAGGACGTAAATACAAGATTGCAAGAATACCTTACTTGGTGATAGATGGTAATGAGGCACTGAGTACGATGGAAAAATCAGAGGCATTACAACATGCTAAATTCATTAGTTTTTGTTTTAACAACGATACTATTTTAAATAATAAATAATAACAAATAGCAAGATGGATAGTAGAATAGAGAATATTTTAATTAAAGAACAAGAAAGACAAGATACTACGATAGAGTTAATTGCAAGTGAAAACTTTGCAAGTGAGGCTGTTATGGATCTAGCAGGATCTGTGTTTACAAATAAGTATGCAGAAGGATATCCTGGAAAGAGGTATTATAATGGATGTGAATTCATGGATGAAATAGAATCATTAGCAATTAATGAATTAACTAAACTATACCAATGTGTTTATGCTAATGTACAGCCTCATTGCGGTGCAAACGCAAACACAGCGGCATATCAAGCATTTCTAAAACCAGGAGATAAGATTCTTGGTATGGATTTAGCAAGTGGAGGTCATTTATCTCATGGTAGCAAACCAAATATATCAGGTAAAATCTATGATGCTTATTCATACGGAGTAGACTCTAACGGATATTTAGACTATGATGATATATTAAGCATAGCTCTTGAAGTAAAGCCTAAAATGATTGTAGCAGGAGCCAGCGCATATCCTAGAGTAATTGATTGGCAAAGGTTTAGATATATTGCAGATCGTGTTGGAGCATTCTTATTAGTAGATATGGCACACTATTCTGGTTTAATCGCCGGAGGACAATATCCAAGTCCAGTACAATACGCAGATATAGTAACTTCAACAACACATAAAACACTAAGAGGACCAAGAGGTGGAATAATGTTATGGAATAATCCTGAATACACTAAACGAATTAACGGAGCAATATTTCCAGGAACTCAAGGAGGACCTTTAATGCATATCATTGCAGCAAAGGCTCAGTGTTTCATAGAAGCAAACACACCTGAATTTAAGACATATACTCAAAAGGTAATTGAAAACGCACAAGCAATGTGTAGAGTATTTAAAGAGAATGGATTTGCAGTTCAAACCGGCGGAACAGATTCTCATATAATCTTAATGGATTTATCTAAAAGTAAATATAGTGGAAGAGAAGCAGCAGATATATTAGAGGAAAATGGAATTACTTGTAATAAGAACGGAATTCCAAACGATTCTCGTAGTTTTGTAGAGACAAGTGGAATACGGTTAGGTACTGCAGCAGAGACAACAAAGGGACACGACAAGATGTGGTTTGAGGGACTTGCTTTAGGTATTTGTAATTTACTTAAATAGTCCTGTTAGTTTCTTAGAAGATGCCGTGGTTATTATTAGAGACTCAGAGTTTCTCATTTAAAGGGAAATTTTAGGAAATTTTATAATTTTAACACATAGGGTCCCGGCTTGGAACCGCTTGGATACCGATTAGGGTAACCTCTAACGAACACAGAGGCTCATAGGGACCCTACCGGTAACAGGTATCGGATTCTTTAGGGTAATATCCGAATTGGGTTATTCACTCGCAGGGGTTTGAGTACACGCCGGGGATTTTATTTGATCTCTTTAAATACTCAGAGGGATTGTAAGTATATATAAGTTACAATTAAAAAACGTTAAACTATGAACACACTTTTAGGAATTATTTTAGTAGCATGGATTGGATTCTTTATTAATGCATTTGTTTCAGCGCCACTCTACGACGCAAACGAAATGCCTGTAAAAAAAGAGGACAAGAGATGCAAATAGAAGTTTTAGTGTGGGTAATCGTACTTCCTTTCGTTATTTATAGAGCAGGATTACTTAGAGGAAAGAGACAGGAGAAGAAGAGAATCTACGAGGCATTAAAGACTAAGTATTCTCATATGTCACTTGGCACATTTAATGCTTGTGTTGGAGACTACGAAGACCTATTAGCTGCCAAAAAATTAAAACGTCCTGGTGGCTGGAAACAATGGATAAAAAGGGTGTATAATACCAAATGAAGAAGATAAAAAAAGTCCTACGATCCCTACTTAAAGGCCTAGAAGAATGGGCAAGGACAATACATGTTATAAAGAGATGGTAACATATAATTGTTAATAACTTTGTAAAAATAAATGTAAAAAGTTTTTTAGTATCAATTAAATTGTGTATATTTACTTATAACTAATAAACATACCTAATTATGACAAATTTACTTTCATTTATCTATCAATCACCACTTGGAGACTCTAGTAACAAAGGACTTAGTAGTAAGTCAAAAACCTTAAGTTTATATTACGGAGAACCAGATGTAGAATTCTTAGAGAGTTTAGAAGAAGATCAATTGATCTTAGTTAAAAGAACCTTATTCGGAGAAAGTTATGATTACGCAGTTCCTGTTAGTATCTACTTAAGTGGAAAACATTCGATGTTTGGAGGTAACTTCGCATACAGTAGTGATAGTAGATTTCCTACAGGATCTCCAATAAAAATTCACGATAGAGTAGAAAACTAATGACAAACTCAGAAAAATTAATATTCCTTATTAAAAAGTTTCAAACTCCTAAAGGTAATTATCTAATAGAGTTATTAATGGAAGAAGAGGAAAGAATATCAAAATAAAAAATTATGAAATTAAAACACATTATTATATTTATAATATTAGGATTTAGTGCTGCATCACCTTGGACAGTAGAGAATGACTTTAGTATATTAGGTCTTTTGTCTATAATATCTATATCAGGTCTTATTGTTCTTATTGGAGTTAATGGTATAGTACACTGGAACACAAGTCTCAGAGTAATATTTTTAGAAATTATAAAAAGTTTTAAATAAAAATGGCAACCAATCTAAGAAAACAATTAGATCTTGAAATAGAAAGAATAGACGCAAGAATGAAGCAACTTATCGATTTTACTTTATTATATAAAGACAACAACGATTACGAAGCTGCAATGAAATGCGATATTAAATGGAGAACACTTGCGGTTGTCCATCACAACTTAAAAAAACTAATATGACACCAATCGAAGAAATTGCATTGTATACTGTATTCTTACTGTACTTTGCATCTCAACATGTATTAAACTGGCTTTATAGAATGGAAAGAGATAAACAACCTTGGGAAACAATGTTTCCATTAGTATTATTTGGATTTGTAGTTACAAACTTCTTATTTATTGCATTTATAAGATATTTGATATTAAACATCCCTGGAGTAATTTGTTAATAACTTTTAAAAATAAGTGATATAAAGTTTTAAGGTATCATTTAATTTGTGTATATTTACTTATAACTAATAAATACATCATTATGGAAAGATTTGAAAAAGTAAACACTGTAAAAGAATTAGTAAAAACTTTTTTTGAAGAAAACAGCCAGTATACTGGATTAGACTCTTTAAGTGAAGAATCACAAGCACATGTAATTCAAATAGGAACAAGCATCTTGTGTACCAAATGGGAAATTGGATATGAAGGAGGAGGATTTGTACAAGCAGTCGTTGCTAACGATCTACGTGCAGCAATTAGCAGAGCAGATGGAACAAGTATGAAAGCCTTAAAATTCTTTTGTCAATTGATGTATAATGTAGGTCGACCAATATTCACAGAAACAGCTAAAATTAAAAACTAAAAGCATGATACAAGCACTTTTTATTATCACATTAACGATATCAATATTCAACATTATAAAATTAATAGGGATTGCCTGTGGAAATTCAATAAGCCTTCCAGGTATTATTGCATACGAATTCAGTGCACCTGACCGTTGGTATTTCTTTTATCCTGCATTCGGGTTCCAAGTGTGGTTTTGGTCTCAAACATTATTCATATAAACATTAAAAACAAATAACATGCCAACTTATTACCCGAGTATAGAAATAGAAGTAGAAGAATTTGTAGATGATTGTAGTGACTCTGAAATGGAAGCACTAATATCTTACATAAGATCTGAAGGATATAGCACGGGTCGCTTAGGGCTACCTGAGGACAACAAATGGAATGATGCAGTAGACAAATTAATAGATTCTAAATGGAAACTATCAGTTGATGACGAAGCAACCATTTTTAAAATATGTGATAAAATAATTTAAATCACCCTACATTTTTTTATATCATTTAATTTGTGTATATTTACTTATAACTAATAATTAAAACTAAAAACATGGACAATTACGTAAAATTAGAATTAGACGCATACCATAGATTAAAAGACAAGCACGACACTCTTATGTCAGGCGGAATGGTAACAACAAGCGGATATTGCGGAGCAAGATACTTTACACACAGCGAAGCATTAGATGAATTAAGATCTCAGTTAAATCACAAAAATGGTTTACTACATGAACTTGAAGTAAAAATGGAAGATTTGTACCACGAAATTAGCGTATTACAATCAAAGAAAAAAACTAAGAAAAGATTCTGGTTATTTTAAAAATAATAAGAAATGAAAGATTGGTATGTCTATATAGTCAAATGTTCTGATGAATCCTTATATACTGGTATTACAGTAGATATCAATAGAAGAATAGAAGAGCATAACAATTCAAACAAAGGAGCAAAATACACAAGATCTAAACGACCAGTACATCTGGTTTATTCAGAAACTCAAGTTGATAGATCTTCTGCTTCTAAACGAGAAAGTGCAATTAAAAAATTATCAAGAAAAGATAAACTTTTATTAATTTTAAAATATAAAGAGTAATGGGAATAATAAATCTATTATGTGTTGTTATCATTTCATCCCTTTCATTTGTCGTAGCGATGATCATTGGCATGACAAAGGAACAAAAGAGAATTCAAAACATATTTAGAATAAAAGAAGGATATTCTTATTCCGAGTTCTATGATATATTACAAGACTTTGAAGAAGAAGAAAGAGAAAGAGAAAACTTAGATAGATTCCTTAAATCAAGAAAAAGAAAATAAATGCCAGAATTAGCCGAATTACGATTTACTGCAGACTATATTAATCAAGTATCAGAGGACATTGAATATATTTCATGTTACAAAAATCCACAACACAAGTGCCAAGACCTAGATATACCATTTTATAAATATAAGCTGTCTGCACAAAGTAGAGGTAAAGAAATAGTTGTTGAAGTCAAAGATGTTCATAGTGATAAAACGATAGACATACGATGGACGATGGGAATGAGTGGTTATTTTAAACTCACAGTAACTGGGCTAGAACATAAACATGCTCACCTTCAGTTTCGAACATCTGATGGTAGAACTTTAAGTTTTGTAGATGTCAGAAGATTCGGTAAATGGAAACAAGGAGTATCGTGGAATAAGGATAGAAGTCCTGATCCAACGTATGAGTTTGAAAAATTCAAGGCAAACATTAAAAAGAATATACACAGAGCTATCTTTAAAAAACCTATCTATGAAACCCTAATGGATCAAAAGTTCTTTAATGGTATTGGTAATTACTTAAGAGCAGAAATCTTATATAGAATTCCTACATTAAATCCTAATACACCAGGTCGAGACGCTATAGAGAGTCACCCAGAAGTACTTGATTTCTGTAGAGATATTCCATTACTTGCATATAAAAAGGGTGGAGGTAGTATAAAGGACTGGGAGAATCCATTTGATAGTTCTGAAGAAGTTTATGAAAACTTTATGATATGTTATGGTAGAAGAGGTATGGGACAAATCATAGACAGAAACGGTAGAAGATTCTGGTACGATCCTAAATGGAACGCATAATTATCTATAATCATTATAAATAACAAATCAGTTACATAAAAGTTTTAAGGTATCAATATAAAGTGTTATATTTACCTATAACTAATAATTAAAAATAAAAATATGAAACCACAAATAGTACTTATCTCATTATCAATGATTGCAATCGGAATACACATCGCAAGGCATGGAAAACAAGTACTTCT